ATTACCAATATTAATTGATGTATTGGTACTTAAACTTCTAGGTGTTTTAACAATAGTACCTGTTTTTATACTATTTTCTTTACCCATTACTTAATTGTTTTGGTTCTTCAATTTTAACACCACTAATTTCTTGGAATAATAATTCTTTATCACGTTCACTTAATACACTTCCATCACCTTCACCTGTTGTATTAGACATAGCACGTTGAACAATACCAGCCATTTTGATTAAGGCCTCATCGTTCTTAACAGCGATTTCCATATATTCTTTAAGTAATGGAACAAGCATCATAGCATCACCTGGCTCTTGAATCATTGGTTTGAGCTGGTCAATTAATGATTTAATTTCCTTTTCTTTACGGTTAGCGTTCTTGTATATATCTTCAAGAAGACTTGAAAAGGTTTTGTCCTTAAATATAACTTGATTAAAATCCATCGTTCCTATTTAATATAAATATGGAAGATGCAAAGAGTTATAATGCCATAGTAATACGTCCATGTTCATAAAACTCATTATACTTACGAATATATATTACTTTTAGGCGTTTAATTATTTTAGTAATTTGAGGTGTTGATGCCTCAGTCATTTCCTTAATATAGATGTATAAGGCCTTTTTATTAAAAATATCAATATTTTCACTTTTACGGAATAACTCAACAATAGCATCAGCTATTTGAGCATCACGTTGTTTAGGAAATAAAATGAATATATTATGGTCAATATATTTAGTGAATTGTTTTAAAAATGAGACAGGTTCAATATTGTGGCTTGCCTCACTAATATTTACTAAGTCAATTAAAATTGATTTGTCTTCATCAACAGCTTCAACAGGTGCTTTATCTTTTAGCTTCTTATAATTTGCATTATTATATAGAATAAGATAGCGTTTAGCAATAGTACCAAAGTAAGAATAAGCCTTTCCTTTACTTTGATCATATAAGTGTAACTTTTCAAGAAGAAAGGCGACAACCTCATGTTGGAGTTCAGGGATTGTATCCACCTCTGTATAGTAAAACTTAAAAGTATGAATGATATTTTCAGCCAGTTTATGAAAGGCATAATTAATTTTTTCGTTAAAAAGTTTATTTCGTTTCTTAGGACTTCTTAATTTCAAATATTCAATGATAGCATTCTCAGTTTCCTGAGTGAAATAATTAATTGATTGTTTTGGTTTGCGTTTACGGACAGTCCCCTTCTTGGTTAATAATACCTCTTCACTCATCTTAGCTTCTTAAATAGTGGTTTAATGAGTCTTGAATATTTTGTAAATTACGGAAGAAGAAACCAATTTGATCATCTGATTTAAATGCTTCTGTTAATTCAACTTGAGCAAGTTGTTTATTTGATTCCTCAACTATAGAGGACACACTATCAATAATAATTTTTTGTTTAGCAGCAATTTGCTCTAATTTAATCACTTTAGTATTTAAGTTCCAAATAATGTACCCAAATATTGTGAGTACCCAAAGTACGATTGAAATAATTCCTAGTATCATATATTTTTCATTATGTCGGCTAAAGCTGGATTAACCATTGTTTTAAGGGCCTTCTGTTTAACAGCCGAATTATTTTTATTTAATTTAAAATTGTCTTTTTTAGGTTGGTTAGGGGTTGATTGACGTGGTCCAATTAGTTTAGGTAACCACTCCTTCTCAAATTCAATTCTGGCGGCTAACAAATCCGCTTGATGAACTACATACATAATAGAGGTTCGAGGTTTAGTTTCAGGTGTAAAACCCATTAAGTAGGCTTTATTTGACTCTTCATATAAACCATCATGTGTTCTGATAGCTAATAATTCATTTTTAGTATATTCAATACCATTGGTCATTAGTAAGTATAAACCACGATCAGGTACAGTCATGTATTCTAGTCTATCATTAAACATATAAGTTTCATTCAACTTATCTCGTCTCCATTGGTCTGTTTGTTCAATGTATGAAGCGTTCTGTTCATCTCCAAACTTACCTAAGTCATGATTAAGAGCTGAGAATACTAATTCCTCGGTTGTATAAGTGTCTACCATTCCAAACTCACGCCATACAGCATCTATTTTAAGAGCAGCGTCTACAACTCGATTCACATGGTCAATATAACCACCTGGAAAACAGTTGTGATATTGTGACTTGTGAGAAGCAGGCATCATAACAAAACGCTCTTCATACTTAAGATAGAACTGTTTAAGTTTTTCACCTCGTTCACCTGAGATGTAAGTGTCAATAGTGTTTAGGAACTTATCCCAATTAGATTTGATTTGTTCTGGAGTTAACATGACTTATTATTATTCAGTTTCTGAGTTGATTAAAGTGCGAATTTCTTCTATTTTATCTTTCATTTGACTAACCATATCTTTGGCTGTCATAATTGTAAAACTAGGATTAGAAAATTGAGCTTGAAAACCAATAAGCATATTTTCAAGTTGATCCAATTTTTGTTCTACTGGTTGTTTATATCTCATATATATTCTTTTATAATATTTACTAATTCAGGTATAGTATCAAATGTACGTAAAATATCTGATGTTTCCAACTCTGTCTCAGGGACAATAGTGATTACTTTATCTCCTAAATCAATAAACACAATTGGATATGTTTCTGTTTTAAACTTATCCTCAATTTGATCAGCAAAATCAGAAAATTGATGAGCATTAATATTAGTATAGGTTATTCCGCAACTGTCTAGCTCACTCTTTAACCAAGTGCAATAATCACAGTCACTTAATGTCAATAACCTAACTCCTATTTCTCCATTATTACTCATAAATTATTTACTAGTGTTCTAAAAAAATATGGAAAATTCCTTGGGGAGCCAAATTTTTCTTAATGTGTGTATATAAATATATAAGAGGGATGAGCTCACGCCCACCCCTCAGGCTAACTAACACCAACATTATTTGGTAATTTCAATAATTCCATTTCTTAACATTTTATCAATTTTTTCTCTAACAGCATTAGGATGTGTATTAAGATATGTTTGTTGATATTCCATAGGACCCACAATTGTGCACCATTCATTCAAATCATCAAACTTATTTTCCTCATAAGCTCCATCAACATATAATCCAGCGTCTGTTATTAATACTTCTTGTTCAGACATTTTATCCCAATAATCATATTCGGGAGAATTTTCATCTCCATATAGATCATTAAGACGTTCAAGTTCTAATGCAGCTGTTTCTGTTAATTTGAATTTCATGATTATTTAGTTATATATTTAACAAGTTCTTTATTTAACATCATCAACTTAAATTTGCCTGGATTACTGTTGTAAATTGACTTAATCATATTATAACAAACGTCAGTTGCAAATATTTTCTCGGTTACAATCTTACCAATACGTTCAATAATTGGTTTTTCAACTGTATTTTCTTTTGCAAAATACTCTAAATAGTTAGCAACCCTTGTACCTAATGTAGCGGCAATATCTGCGCGGTATGCTTTGTCTTTACCAACTAGGCTCTTAAGTGTGTTCATAACATACTGTTCATCTTGGCCTATGATGTTTTCTGGTGAAATCATCTTATCCAATTTATTATTAATGAACATAGTAAATAAAGTACTAAACTCACTACCAACTGAACCCTCTCCAATCATTTGAATTAATGGTAATGAATCCTCAAATGATTTAAGTGAACTAATACTATTAAAGAACATACTAACACTTCTACTGTTAGTTTCCTTAGTAACTAACTCTGGATGCATCAATAAAAAGTTAATACATCTACCATCCAAACGATTTTCTTCAGCCCACTTACCCCAACATTTAAGATCAAATTTTAAGTCAACTGTGATGAATCTTGTTTTCTGAGCATTGTCAATACTATTAACTAAATAATCTCCATTATCAGGATTACTTGTTAATACAATATGCCAATCCTGAGGTAACTTCCAACTAATATATTGTTGACGATCAATTAACTCCATTACAGCTTGAATGAACCTCATATCAGCACGATTCCAGTCATCCAATAATAGAATACCACCATTTTCTTTACCACTAATCCATTCTGGTGGACAATAACTCATACGGTTTAAACCTGTTGTTGCAAAACCTTCCTTACGATAGTCCTCAACAGCATTCTCATCTACCCATACTCGTTCTTTATTATCAGTCATTTCAAACTGACGAATTGGAAAACCAACCAAGTC